TTTGATCCTGATTGAGTGCGCTGGGCAGGTTCGTTAATGCGCTCATAATGGCTTCACTTGAATGCTAGCAAGCACGGGAAACTCATGGTTATTGAGCGGTTGATAGGCGGTGTCAATTTCGATGCGACTAATGGCGCCCGTATTATGTGCGACGTCTATGAGCACAGAGGGAATGAAGTCTTGACCTAGTTTTCTCCAAGCTTGCAGTTGCGTGTAGATGGCTTGCATGACCTTTGCCTGCGCTTCACTGATGGCAATCATCGGTGCGGGTTCTATCGCGAGTACTGGATTAAACTCAATGGGTTGTGCTTTAACGACACTGACCATGTCGGTTAGGGCGACCACGTTTTCTTGATTGATTGCCGCATAGGCTAGTATTAAGTCATCATCGCTGGTTGTGTCGGTGGCACTTAGGATGGTAATGATCACTTTGCCTGGACTGGGACTGCTGACGTTCACGTCGATAATATCGGCGCTGCTGCTCATGACATGATAGCGATAGTAATCGGCTGTTGCACCCGTAGCAAACGACTCTAGGCGTAATGGTAATCGGCGTCTGTAAGCGTCATCGATTTCGCCTTCCAAACGTTGTGTGCCGGTTTGCTCACCTAGATAGTCGAGCATAGCGCCACGCGCAAAGGCGACGAAGTTCTGACGAATGGCGTCGTTGATTTGCAAGTTGTTACGCCAGATACTGTAGGCCATGGCGTTGATGCGCAATCTATCGGTGCTGGCTGGTTCTGGCATGGGTAAGTTGGTGATGCGACTAAAATCGCTCAGTAATTGTTCGGTAATCTCCGTTAAGTCTTCACTGACAAAAATAGGCCGACTCATTCTACTAACTCCCACTGCAGCACCAGGTGCAATGATGATGTACTGGTTTGTGTGACGCTGGTTTGTATTAACTTAACGCGTTTTTCCCACCGTTGAATGGCGTCGGCGACGTTAGAGATAAGACACAGACGCGCTCTTTTGAAAGGTTTATCAATGCAGGTATATAGGCGAGAGCCGAATTCGGGACGTGTGCGATCTTGCCCAGGTATGGTGGTGAGTATGTTACTGATGCATGATGCGATATCTTGCACCAGTTCATCACCCGTTAACTTCTGGGGAATGAGACTACCGTTCTGGGTAGTAAATGTTTGAGTCACAATAATGCCGTTCATGCGCTTAGTAACGCGCATGGGGTGGCGGGTTTCTTTTAATCGGCTTTATGAAAAATCAGTGAGGTTTAGAAGTATCTTTACCGCAGCAATCGGTATGAACATGATTCACGAAGGAGATACCATCAATCACGATATCTCCAGATTCGGCTTGAATATTGATGCTGCTGGCGGTAACGTTAATCGTGCCACTTGTAAGGACGGTTAGGGTATGGGTTTTGCGGTTGTAGGCCACATAAGCGCCGTCGCTGAATTTAGTGATGCTGGTGTCGCCATCGGTGGTAGGCACGGTATCGACGTCGCTGTAAACGGCACCGACAACGAAGCCACGGTTTAAGTCTAGCTCAAGCAGTATCACCACTTGCTCACCCACATCGGGCAAAGCAGCGTGTTTGTCTTGGTTGGTTTTGGCGGCTAACACCGAGCACCAGGGCGATAGCATGTCATCGTATTCGGGTAAGATGGCACGAATGCGGTAGGTGGTTGGGTCGCGTTCTTTAACAACGCCAATAACAGCATTAATCATAGTAACCACCCGTCAATATCGGTGGTGTAGCCGCTATCGCTGATGCTATGGCGGGCGGTTTCGACCAGGCAAGCGCTGACGTTTTTGCCTAAATCCTTAAACGCCAACACCACGCCGGCCTTAAACAGTGGGTGTCCGAAAACACTAAAGCTGATGCGCTTTCTGTCTCGATTGGTTTTGTCTAAATCGGATTGCGTTGCGCCTGTGTGGGTTTGGCGGGCAATTTCTCGCTTCACGTTTTTGGTGGTTTGTGCTGCTTTGGTGGTGGCGGTTTGAATGGCTTTGCCATCGCTGTCTTGTGCGCCATAAACCACCAGCACCTTTTCCACTTGCTTCTTTTTCGGGTCGTGATGACGACGTTCGACGCTGGCGACCGCTTCAATCAGGCTGATGTCGGCATCCCATGCACTAAGTTGCTTTTCTTCCAGCGTCATGACGGGTTTTTGTTTCATCAGCTCATTCATGGGCACACAGACGATGGTGGTGTTGTGTAGCTTGAGGTTAAGATCGCTTTCATCGCAAAGGCGCATGATAAAAGCTAGGTCGGTTTCGTTGTCCTGGGCGGTGTAGTCGAGCGGCACGTCTTTGAAGCGTAAGTCGGTGCTTAGTCCATGTTTGGTGGCAATAGCCTTGATGATGGTTTGCAGTGTTTTATTATCCCACGATTGACTATTGCGCGTGCGTAAGGCTTTTTGTATGGGGCTGGCATTGCCCGATAAGGTGACGGTACTGGGATTGCCTGTGATGCGGTAGCGGTCGATTTCAAAGCTGTTCAACGGCGTCAAGTCATCGTCGTAACCGATGCTCACGGTTATGGTCGCACCTGTGTCGGGCAAATGGTTGCGCCAATAACCTTGGGTGTCTTCAATGACAATACTGATCTCATCGGCTTTATCGCTGATGTTGTCGGTGTAGTCTAACGAGATGAGGTTATCCGTTAAGTCTTTGCCTGTGTCTTTGCCGTTGTAGGTGATTTTAACGGTGGGTTTGGGAATTAAGCCAGCCATGGTTTCACCTCGCTATCGGTGGATGTTGGTGAGGTATAAACAGGAACATTGACGATTAGCCCTGCAGGCAAGCTGTCGGTTAAGGGTAAATTGGGGTTGGCGGCGACAATGGCATTCATCATGCCAATGTTGCCGAAGTACTTGTGACTGATTAAGTCTAGGCGGTCGTCTTGCGTGGTGACGTGATGGATGTAATAGGCGATGTCGCTCATTTTCTGGCTACCATGTTGGCAATATTGTTAGCATAAAAAGGACTGGCGGCGCTTAAATTGCGGTTGGCCATATCGGCATGACCTTGCATGGCAGTGAGCCGATCGACCAAATTACTGGCATCAGCGCCTTGCGCTAACTGACCAATCGAGGCTAAGGCACTGCTGCTTTTGGTCATATTGGTTAGGTATTTCACATCATCCCCCGTTATGGGTAAGTCTAGCCCTAGGGCGCTTGCCCCTTTTAGGGCGTCTTTTGCCACGCTGGGCATCATGTTTAAGGCGCGTACCGGATTACCCGACTGCAAGGCTTTGGCCAGTGCTAGGCCTTTTTGCACCCCTTGTAACGCTGTTTTACCCGTTGAAATGGCTTTGGCTAGGTTAAAACCACTGCCACCGTGCAACACGTCTTTGGGTTTGTTGCTAATGGCCGCCGCCGGGTGTTTAATGCCCGTTGGGTTGCCGCTGCGATTGTCGGCTGGCGGGGCTTCTTTTAACTCACATGTGACAGCGGCTTGCACCAATGCCCCATCGGGCGTGGTTTGTGTAGCAACGACGCTTAAACTGGTGAGCACGAACCAACCCGCATGTCGCCCATTATCGAGCACCAGTCCGCCGGCTTGTCGGCTGTCTTTTAAGGCGATGAGTTTGTCGATTTCATCTTGTGGTTCACAAAAGTTGACATGAAACAGCATGTCTAGGCTAAAGGTATCCAGCGCATAGCCTGTGAATTGCAACAAGGGCTTTTGCCCGATACGGGCAATTTCGGCATACTGGGCTTCGTAGGCTTGTTCGATGCCCTCGAAATAGGTGGTTAGGGCAAAAGGCACATCGGCGTAAAGTCCAATCATCGGTTATTGTCCTGTGGCAAAATTAAGGCGTTGGTTGTTGCGCTGCATTTGTTTGTAGCGTTGCTCGAACTCGGTTTGGCTGATGTTTAATGCTTGCTTGACGCTAGAAACGGTTTGCTCTGGCGTGCCTACAGGCAATACGATGTTGGGCGTGAAGTGCACGGTGCTTTGGTCGATGACATTACCCCGTGTGCTGTTGAAGCTGCTGGGCTCGGGGACATCGAGGGGTTTGATGCTGGTCATTTTGGGTAGCTCAAAGCCTTGCACCTTGGGTGCGGTTAGCTCGGGCATCTTGGGTAGGTCTACACCGATTTTGAACCGCTCTGGCATAAGGCTATTAAAAGCTTCTTTGGCAAGGTTTACGGTGCTTAATAGGCCGCTTAATAGGTCTTGCCATAAACTAGAAAACCAGTCTGTTAAACCATTAAAAGCAAGCTTAATGTTGTTTGGCAGCGACCAAAACCAAAAGATGGCATTGCCAATAAAGTCGGTAATGGCGGTAATCGAGCTACCCAAAACCATGCCCAGATTTTCACCCCACACTTGCCATGCAAATGAGCTTTCATCGCTGGCTATTTTAAT